CTGTCTCTTCATGTTATTCATGACCGGCTGCGCCGTCTCTTGGCCAACTAAGACAGGCAACGTCACGCTGTCATTTAACCCGCCGCCGGAACTCATCAACAAATACGGCGTTTACGTATTTGACTCTCCGACCAGACGAGACAAATGAGCCCAGAATTTGCCGAGTTCCAAAAGCTACTCGACCGTCAAGGAATCAAACACTTCTCGGCTAAAGAGGTCTTTTTTCTCGGCAATTCCAATTCGTTCCTGAAATGCAACGCGATTCCAGCGCAGGCGCTCTGGCCTAACATCATTCCGGCACTCTACGCTGCCGACGCAATCCGTGAGCGGCTTGGCGTGCCGATCCAGATACTCTCGGCTTACCGAAACGAGGCATACAATAGAGCCATCGGCGGTGCGAGGAACAGCCTCCACACACGCTTTATGGCTCTGGACATCACAGCCAGAGTATCCATCCCCGACCTCGTGAAAATCGCGAAGGATGTTCGCAGCGAAAAAATCTTCACAGGCGGCATCGGCACCTACGCCGGATTCGTCCACATCGACTGCGGGCCGCTCCGCAACTGGCACGGATGAAAAAAATGGAGGAGAATCGCGAGGCTGTTATGGTCGAGGTCCGCAAGTTACTCTCAGAACATTTTGACGCAGGATTTGCAATCGTCACGTGGGAACACGGGGGAGAAACATTCAACTCGGATCTCAAATTTGGCAACCGCTACGCAATCGAGGGATTGCTCGGCCAATCAAACGACATAATCAACCCGCCGGATGACGAGGACGAAGAAGAGGAGGAGCTTATATGAAAGGATGGAAAAAATGGATGGCAGTCGGATGCTCGCACGGCGATCAGATTGATCCTGATGCTCGCAAGGCGGTCCTCACATTCAAAGAACGCTGGAAGCCGGACACAACATTTCACCTCGGCGACTTTCTGGACCTCGCCGCATTTCGCGCAGGAGCCGTGAACGACCCGAACTCTGCCGACCGCGCGGCCAGCGTGAGCGACGACCTGAGCGCGGGCATTGATTTCCTGCACGAACTTCGCCCACAGCACATCCTATTTGGCAACCACGAAGCGCGGCTCTACAAACTCGCAGCCTCACCAAACGCGCTCGCAGCTCACGCCGCTACGCTAACCATCCAAGCCATCGAAGAGGCCGCCAAAAAGCTCAAGGCTCGATTGTACCCGTATCACATCCGTAGCTACGCGGAACTGGGGGGAACAAAATTCTTGCACGGATACATGTTCAATGTGCAGGCGATCCGCGATCATGCTGAAACATATGGCAACTGTGTTCTCGCTCACCTCCACCGCGTTGGAAGCGAACGCGCTCGCACGCTCGACGGCGCAACCGGACACTGCACCGGAATGCTCGCTCGATTCGATATGGAGTATGCGAGTACGCGCCGCGCTACTCTGGCGTGGTCGCAGGGATTTGCTTACGGATTCTATAGAGACAAAAATATTACGATTAATTTATGCGAACGAAAAAACAACAATCCGTGGCTACTGCCAATATAACTGCCGCCTGGCAACGAGTATTTGAAGACACAAGAGTTGATGACATTGAGAGGCTAGAGAGCGAGGGATGGCGCAATATCTACGAAATCGCAGAACAGTCTGGCAGGCCTCGAAACACAATTTGCCACATTTTAGACTCTCAAGTCAAAGCAGGCCAATTTGAAAAAAAAATTGCAAAAGTGGTGTTTGGTACTCAGGTCAGAAGGGTTTCATTTTACCGTCCGGTTGTAAAATAAAAAACCCGTTCTACCCGCTCCAGCATTGAATCTGCGGGTTTGTAAATGCTTTTTTTGAGAATTTTTTTTCAAAAAAGTATTTACATTTTTTCTCAGAATGAAAAATTCCCCTCAACGCAACGGTTGCGTTTTAAAAAAATGAAACTCAAAACATATTACTGCGAGGGATACGACCCACTCTTTGGTCCTATTGAGGACTTAATGGAAGCCTCCTCAATAGAGGATGCAAAAGCAAAGTTCCAACACCTGCACGGCATTGTCGCGCTATACGTTTCAGTACATAAATAAAATCATGGAACACGAAACAATAATTCAAACCCTGCAATTTGCATGGGAGGCATTCAAGGCATTCGGTCCAGTGGCGATTTTCGCAGCATTGACATACTGGATCACAACCTGGGGGGAGAAATGAGATTGATCTGGAATGAGGCTAGCAAGCCGCCAAGAGCCAACAAGACCGTCATCCTCCATTTCGGAGACGACCTTCTGGAAACTGGATATTTCGACGGCACCAACTGGAAATTTTGCTGCGGCACTCCGCCTCATGCAACCGTCACTCACTGGGCAGAATTTAACTACCCTTCGCAGGAGGGCATCGAATGAGCGTGACATTTGCGCTGTCGCTCGCCTTTCTCACTCTCGGATCATGCGTCGCATGCTACTACATTGGACGCGAGGCTGGAAGGATCGAGAAAAAGAACGAATGAAAACCATCCTCGCCATTGACCCAGGAACGACGCACAGCGCGTTTGTTCAATACCGTGACAGAGTTATCGATCACGGCTGGGTTCCAAACCCAGAAATGCGGCAGGTGCTAATCGGTCGCGAATACGACGCCGTTGCCATCGAAATGATCGCAAGCTACGGAATGGCAGTCGGGGCCTCTACGTTCGAGACCTGCGTCTGGATCGGGCGCTTTACGGAGGTTGCTAGGGTCGAACCTGCCCTATGCTACCGCAAGGACATCAAACTTTTTCTCTGCGGGACAATGCGAGCCAAGGACGCGAACATTCGCCAAGCCTTGATTGACCTCATCGGGCCGCAGGGAACAAAGGCCAAGCCGGGGCCAACATACGGCATAAAATCCCACACATGGGCGGCGCTTGCAGTGGCCGTTTACGCTGCTAACAAAAAAAAATAGGAAAATAAAAATGAAAATAACAAAAGGAAAACAAACACGATCACAGCGCGTGGTAATTTACGGAGTGGAATCGGTCGGCAAAACAACATTCGCCTCGCAATTCCCGAATCCGCTGTTTCTCGACATCGAGGGCGGCACAGCGCACTTGGACACCGACCGCTGTGAGATTAATAGCTGGACAGAACTCAACGCCGCGCTGAATGAGGTCGCAGCAAGCGACTACCAGACGGTAATCATTGACTCGGCAGACTGGGCGGAACGCCTATGCGTGGAAGACCTGCTGGCGAGCACAAAAAAGACAAGCATTGAGGATTTTGGATATGGTAAAGGCTGGGTGCAAGTTGCAGAGCGTATGAGCCGACTTCTCACCGCGTTGGATTCGCTTATTGCTATTGGCAAGCACGTTGTCCTGCTGGCCCACAGCAAGGTGCAGCGCGTGGAGCCGCCGGACTTGATGACGGCCTACGACCGCTACGAGCTGAAGATGAGCAAGCAGTCATCGCCACTCGTCAAAGAATGGGCGGATGAACTATGGTTTTTCAGATTTAAAACCAAGGTTGTCGAAAGCGAGAACGGCAAGGCCAAGGGCACCGGCGGCAAGCAGCGCATCATTCTCACCACGCACAGCGCGGCCTACGACGCGAAGACCCGCAGCGGACTGGCTGAAGAACTCCCGATGGAGTGGGAATCTGTGGCACATTTATTCTCTTCGGCAGAGCCAAAGGCGAAACCTGATCAGGCGCCGGTCGTGGTCGCAGCGGAGCATGTTCGCGCCTTCGAGATGCTTGAATCTAACGAAGGAGCGGTAAACGCCTTTCTTGTTGCAAACAAATCCATTCAGCCTGGCCAAACTTGGCGCGATGTCTCGGAGAAACTTCGCGCAAACATCATGGCAAGGCCGGAGGCACTGATTGCCAAGGCACTCGAAGCACAGGAGGGAGCATGAAAGAATTAACGCCATCCATGGCGCCAAAGCTTGCAGAGTGTCCGGTATTCGTCGGCGCATCCGGTGCGTCGGCGGCTGCTGAGCGGGGCACGGCAATCGATTATGCGATCCGCATGGCGATGAATGGAGACATGGAGCACACCGAACAACTTAGCGAGGAAGATCAAATACCAGCAAGGTGGGGGATCAAGACCTTGCGCAAACTAAGCGGCGGCGAGCGCGTAGAAACCCGCGAGGAATATCTCGCTATGGCAGTGCCAGGGCTCTCTAAGCTCGGGACGGCAGACGCCATGTGCAAGCGTATGCGCTGGGTTGCGGATATCAAGACCGGACAAGCTCGCAACTATCGAGAGCAACTCGCGGCATATGCTCTTGCTTGCATGGAGGACAACTTTGCCGAATCTTGGACAGGACACGTGGTCTACGTCGATCAGCAGCTCGTTCGTTCATACGATTTCACTCGTGAGGAGGCAGAGGCAACTACGCGAAGGTGGATCGAATCTGCGACGTCTCAATTTGCGCGCCCCACGCCCTGCGAGTATTGCGCTTGGTGCGCAAACAGAGAGAGTTGTTCGGCTCTCGTGTCTCAGAGCAAAGCGGCTCTATCCGACGTTAAAGCAACCAGCAATGACACCCTGACGATTATGCGTAACCGCATTCTTGCGGACCCAATACAGCTGGGTGATTTTGCCAAACGATATAAATTCTTTGAGAGAGAACTAGCGGAGCCCCTTATTGAAGCTCTCAAAGAACGGCTTTTAGCCGGAGAAGAAATACCTGGCTGGAAGGTCTCGACCTCCGCTGGCCGCGAATATGTGGAAGCCGATGCCATCGCAGAGGCGTCTGAGAATGTTTCGAGAGAAACACTCATCCTTGCGCTCGGTGGTAAAATGACAGGAGCAAAATTTCGCGAATTTTGCGCAGCCAGTGGAGTTGAGATTGACGA